TTTGACAAGAGACTAGCATAAGCATCTGCTGTCTCCTTCTCCTCGAAACATTTGATCTGATCTGCTTCAAGTGCCTCTACTTGTGCATCTTGATAAGTTACTGTCCACACTGTTTTTGTCATGTTAGGAAACTCCCTATAGTTACTACTTTTTTACTTTTCCATCCTATGCAGTCTAACACATTTTCCAATGGTTTCAAGAAACTCTTATCAAATTGTTTCTTATGGTCAATGTACTTGTCCACATTAAACTCCTTTGGTATCTGACTGAAGAATGATATACAATCTTCCTTCATAGGATTTGGTGTCTTAAGATAAATGAACTTTATCTTTTCTCCCTCTTGTATTAGAGGATACTTGTTGGTGATCTTGTTCTTGTTTACATAATGGTTATACAATAATGCTCCTCTTACATGGATGGGTGTTCCCTTTGTGTAGATGTCGTTCCTTGAGTGATATTTGCTGAGACCGTTGCACCCCCTTGGAAATGCAATCTCTTCGTAAGGGCGGTTCTTTGTTTCTGTTCTGACACCATTGATAAATGAGATAAGCTCATCATTTGTTTTGCTGATAATAATCTTAAATGCTGCATATAATTTATCCCTGAAATATTGAGGTGTTGAAGACCTCGCTGTTTCTAGTCCCATGATTTTCATCTTGGGTTCTTTATATCGGACTCCTTCTGAGTCCCATACATTCAATATGTATCGCTTCTTAGCAGTCCATATACCACGGTCAGCAATGTTCTCCCTCTTCATGATCATTTTCTGTTCATACGCCGAGACATACGAAGCCAGTTCCTGGTAAGACTTCTCGATAAACGGTTCCAACTGATCCTTGCAGATCTTGTCCAAGAGCTCCACAATCTTACCCTTATCATCAGACTTATTGCTAAAAAATTTATTAACAAGAGGTCCGAGATTAAGATATATTGAGTCGGTGTCGGATGCGATAACGTAATCAACTTTATCTGTCGAGAGTAGTTTATTTAGATAAACATTAATCTTGTTCTCAATCCAACGAATAGATACTTGCCCAGAAAGAGTGATTGCTTCTGCATTAGCAAGCTTGTAATACCTGAAGTGCTCATTGCCGATAGCACCATAAGCACTATTAAGGGATATCTTCTTCGCCATCTGAATGTTATTACATCTGGCGATCTCCTTTGTAAGTTCAATTGATGGTTTCTTTTCATATAATTTCTTTGCTTCGATCATCTTCTTCTTAAAGATGACCCTCTCATTATACATCTTGTCCATGAGTTCTGGTAAGAATCCACGAACATCCTTTCTGTACTGTGCTCCATTAGCACACACAGAATACTCACCATCAATCTCTACCTCCTGTCTGAGGATTCCCTCAACAGTTGCACTGGAATGTCTAGTCTCCCTGATTGTCTCTGGGGAGATATTATATTGCATAATAAGATGAGGGTACAGGCTATTGAGGTCAAAATTAACAACCCAATCATAGCGTCCTGGTTTCGGTTCCTTAACATAAGCACCTGCGTATTTTTCTGACTTAGTAGCACTTTCCTTCTTAGGTGGAATTGCTATTCTCCTTTTAAGAAGTTCAACGTATATGTAATTATCCCACATACGTACTTGACTAAACACATCTTCATAATTGACCTTAGCATCATAAGCCATAGTGAATGCTAGATCAAGTAGTTTCATCTTGTCGTCAAGTTTATCAACTAACCTAACATCATGGATGTTATACTCAATAAACTTCTGCCAATTATTCTGATAGAACTCTTTGAATGTATCATACTCAGAATGATCTAACTTTCTTTCACCAAGTTCAACCATACAAATATGATCTAACCTATAAGACTCTTGGTTAGTATAAGTAAACTTACGATAGAGTTCAAGATAATCTAATATTGATATACCACGTAGGTCACAAGCAATCTGCTTACGACCTTTGATATAAATCTCACGTGTAGAGATCAACTTCCAAGGACTGAGGAAACGAGTGTATTTCTCACCCAATACCCTGTTAAAACGATTAACAATGTATGGTATATCGAATAACTGTACGTTCCAACCAGTGATAACATCGGGATAGTTCTTTACCCAATACTCTAAGAATGCATTAAGCATTCCAGCCTCAGTTTTAAAGTGTAGATAATCTACCTCTTCATCATGATTATCAAATGGTCTAGCACCAAACACTGTGATCCTATTAGTATGAGAATCCTTAAGAGAGATTGCTAGAATCTCCTGATCAGCAGATTCTATATCAGGGAATCCATTTTCAGCAGCAGTCTCGATATCAATGTTGAATACTCTGATAGTCTTGGGATCAAATTTAATCTGATCATCAGTATATTCTTCTGCGATATATTGATAGAGATATTTGGTGTTACCATATACCTCAGTCTCACAATCACGATATCTTTGAACAGTTTCCTTAGCACCATTGATTGACCCCTGTTTCATAGGGGCAACACACTGACCTTCTAAGGTACGCCACTCAGAAAAATTAGAGGTGGGTAGATATAAAGTAGGATTAAATGAAATCCTATCCTTAAATGCTACACCACCTTCATATCCTCTAACATAGATTCTGTTACCTGCTTGTTCTACGTTCGTGTAAAATTTCATCCTTTAGTTTTGCCAGTGGTAGTGAAAGAAGTTTCCTTCAGGATCACACATTGGATCTTCAGATGCAACCCTATATGGAAGCATACTCTGACCTTTAAAGTCAGTTCTATCACCAATGATCCTATGTGCCTCCATCATCTTTTCATTATTTTTAAGACGACTGACTACAGTCACTTTGGGAATAGGAATAGAGTCCTTGTATTGCAACCCTTCATACTGACCAGGTGAATAGATAACCTCTTCCACTGTGTTTGGATAGTATGGAGATGCTACTCGATTTAAAATTGATGCTGCAACACAATACTCATCCATAGTATTAGGAACTGCCTCCACCTGCACTGCTGTTGCTAGATGGTTATAATCTATTGGAGACAGTGCTAGGAGAATGGGAATCATTATTCTGTTAAAAGTTCTTTTGCTTCTGCTGTATTTAAAACATCATCAGTAGGGTTTACCATCACTATTATATCAGTAGATCGGACAACAAGTTGATTGTCTGCCGAGTGTTGAGGCCACCGCTTACCATCCAATGTAATAGGGTTTTCCAAAATACAATCTGGTTCACCGTACTCAGCTTCTGGTATCTCTGATACATCTGCGAGAATCCAAGGTTCATTATTCAGTCGTAGTAGTTTCTTCATTAGTATTCTCCACTGGTGTAGTGTCTACAGTTACCTTCTGTTCGTATGCTTCAACAACTGCTGGTTTACAGTTACTAATTAGGCCAATCAAATCAAACCCAACATGGTATGTACCATCATCAGAATATGGATTCCATTTCTTGAAGGTTACATTATAACCACCTTCGGTCTCATTAACAATATGCAAACTGTATGGATTTCTGAAGGACATACAAATAGGACGTTCACCTTTCTCTTTAGCTTCGTCATTAGCATACACTTCACCAATATCAGCAATGACTTGCTCATCGCTGTACTTCATTCTGCAAACTTGGATCGTCATAGTATAAAAATTCTATAGGGTCTTCTAAAATTTCTGGGGTTTCTACGTGAAATTCATCAAGATATATTTTTTCAATATCTTCTCTAGCATCAGTAATATTAATGATAGCACTAGGATTTAATCTAACAGTATCAAATTTACTGAATGGATTCCAGGGAGTAAACGCAACTCTGTACTCAGGTTCATTACTCTGATCTAAACCCTGTGAAGGTAAAGATTTGGTCATGGATATAACCTGTGGTTTACAGATCATATAACCAGCAACTGCTTCAGGCATATGCCTAAAACGAACTTCATACAAATCACCCACTATTCTTTCAGTGGACATTAAGGTTACTAATTTAATACTCATAAGCATTTCACCATATAGACATTATAAAAGGGAACCTGACAAAAGTCAAGCTCCCTTGTGCGGTTTGTGATGTGGTCTAGACCTGTGCTTCTAGTTTCTCCCTCTGTGCGTTCGTACCGAACCAGAACTTCTTCTGCTGGTGTTCTGGAAGAACCTTCTGAAGGCTTACAGTCAAGAGACCATCCTTATACTCAACTCCATCTACCTCAATGGAATCACCTAGTTGCCAACTTCTATTAAAGGATCTTGTTGCGATTCCTTTGTGACTATAGGTTCTATCATCCTCCTCAGTGGATGCTTTAACAGTTAAGATGTTTTGTTCTGTTGTGACTTCAATATCTTCTCTTGAAAATCCAGCAAGAGCAACCTCCAATGAGGTTCTACCATCAGATCCCCGAACAATGTTGTAAGGTGGATAACTGATTGATGCTCCTGAGAGAGATTCGAGTCTGTGGAATGTATCATCTAATCCCATTGAAAATGGTGAGTACTGTTCAAAAAATGTCATGGTAGTGTCCTCCTTGAGCGACTTAGTTTACTGTGACCCCGAAGGCATCACACTACTAAT